ATGATTAATAAATGACTGCTTAACAAGCGGGGTCTAACCCTCCGCAAAAGTTAGTAGGGGAGTCTTGCCGGAAGTGGTCCTCCACCTCCCCGACACGGTCCCTTTTTTTACTGGAAAAAAAGTTTCTTCACACTGTTGTACATCTCACAAATGTACATTACCTTCACACACATGAAGCTGTACTTCGGTACTCAATCGATCAAACTCTGGAATGAAGTCTGGAGGGAACAGTTCAACCGGCACAAAAAGGATACTATGGACATCAGTCGCTATCACATGTACATGCTCACAAAACCACAGGAAATGCCTGAGGACAGTGATGTGGCTAACTTCCTCGCTGACGTGTTTTACGATAAGGGAGTCAGTCAGGTTCCTGTGTATGTCTCGTTTATCAACTCTGCGAGGGTCACGTTTTACGTACTCACCTCTCCCGGGGAAGCCTGGACGGTAGTGAGAAGTACCGCTGAGGATGTATTCACGGAGGTGGACTGGTCTACGCCACAGATGGAACTGCTATACGACAAGCTGAAGGCCTTCCGTGAGGGGGAGTACCGTTCACAGTCACAGGTTGAGAAATCGATGTACACACTGGCAGAAAAACTCAAGGCATGAGGATAGTACACGATATCGCAACCATACACACGAGGATACATGACACACATGGCAACATATTGTCCGATCTACTTCAGGGTCACAGCACACGTTGTGGCACCGGGTGGAAGGATTATGTATCACAGCTTTGTGCACTGCCCGATCGAACATCCTCCGTTAGAACAGTACATCGCGTCGCCCTACTATACCGTAACGCCCGTCATGGTGCACAAAACAACAGAGTATGAAGGGTACACCGCTGATTATGGGGACAGGGGACAGTGTTGACGGACGTCTCGAAGACCTGAAGGACATCTTCATGCATCCCGAGTTCTACAAGTTCATGGAGGACCAGGAGCGCAGGATGTGGTATGGAGATAAGGACCCGTTTAAACCGCAGTTACTGTTGCCACCGGCCACACCGCTCAGGTACATCATCTCTGGAAAGTATCCATGGGTTGATGGGCATGAGATATCGTACAGTATAGTACACCACCCTGAGTTTGATGGGCCCATTGACAGGTTTCTCACGAGTCCGCACGTAACCGTTAAAGCGGTAAGAATATGAACAAGACACTGCTCCGGTACCGGCTCTGTTTCAAGGCTTGTGGCAAGCACATCTTCCTGAACCTGGGACCGTTGAAGATGGAACACTTTACTGAGGAGGATCTCATGAGGATGTATGATGAGGTAGGGGTCATGTATCTGGACAGAGTACCACCACCACGGATCATCAGGCTCTCGCATCGTAAGTACAGACATCAATCACGTAAAACACATATACATGGCAACTCCAGCACTAGCACTGCAGATTCTGTTTCTCGCCCTCAAGTTGACCAATACCATCAGTTGGTCGTGGGGGGCAGTACTGATACCCACATGGATATACCTGGTGATCGTGGTCATTCATGCAGTGGCCAAGGTCAGGGAAGAGGAGAGACGTGAGAAACTGAGGAGATGACATATCAGTGAAAGCTTTAGCTTTGAGTACACAATTTTTTTAACGTTAAAAACTGTACATTATGCCGTTAGCTTACATTCATTGGATCGGTGACGGACAGCTGCCCCCGTGGCCTACACCGCAGCCACCTTATCCGGATCAGGGTCTGCCTCCATTCCCCAGTCATCCAATCGTAGTACCACCCGGTGGTGCATGGCCTCAGCCCCCAACTGGTGGTGGTCAGCCGCCACGTCCGTGGGATCCTCAGTTCCCAACAAATCCGATTCAGCTTCCGCCTTGGGCTGGTAAACCTCAACCACCAACTGGAGGACCTCAGCCGCCACAATTGCCTGACGGAATTTGGGGTGCCGGTGGTAATTTCCCAAGCAATCCCATACAACTGCCACCTTGGGCAGGTGGATGGCAACCTCGTCCAGATCAGGGGTTACCTCCGTTCCCGGATCATCCGATCGTAATTCCGAAGCCACCTACTGAGCCTACTGAGCCAGTTGATCCTAACTATGGTATTGAGGAAGGTACTGGCATCCTGCGTCCATCGCATCCGATCAATTTACCGCCTTCAGAACATGGTTACTGGTTGCTGGTGTACATTCCTGGTATTGGATGGGAATGGATAGAATTCTCACCGAGTGCACCAAAACCACCTAGTGGTATTGCAGTGCCTAAGGATGGTGATCCCAGACAATAATAGTTGAGTATTCGGGAAAGGTCACCTACTGTTGAGGGGTGGCCTTTTTCATAACCATACAAGCACGGCAATATGAGAAGAGCATCATTTCTGAAGACCGCACTGTCCCTCGTATTCGCAGGGAAGGTACTGGACACAGTGGCTGAGGCTGCAACTCCACCAGTGGACCCGTCCATAGCTAAGTACCCACTCATGCCAGGTGAGTGTTACATTCCCCGTACGGACATCTCCCTGGAACTGGAGTCAGTGGCCAAGTACAGTATCCTGATGACAGTACACAAGGTCACAGGGATAGAGCGGCACTGGTACGTAGCCCATAACGAGGGCAGGATACTGGACCTGAAGGACGTGATATCCGGAGAAGGATACATCGTGTCGTACGATGCCCTGCTGGATCAGTACCACGTAGCCATCATGGGTTACAGCAACGTAGCAGGAAAAGGTTACATCAGTAAAGCACGGTGACCTCCTCATGTAGGGTACCGTGATCATTCACTTATTATACACATTAAACCACCAATCGTTATGGGAGAATTAAAGAATGGCCTAAAGGAAGGTCTTGGAGAGCCACCAGCAGACTTAGCACCAGGTACAGCGGATTCAGGAATCATGGCCCCTGCATCTACACTCTCAGAAGGAGAACGCAGGGTACGTATCATGTTCAACCCTTCAGGGGATGGAGTGGTACACGAGATCAAGACCAAGGCAGCCGAGCTCATCAACCTCTGTGAGACGCTGAAAGGTAAGGACCCGCGCTGTGCCGCACTGGCACAGACACATTTTGAGGATGCTGCCATGTGGGCGGTGAAAGCTGCCACAGCATGAACGCCGACTGGAGACAGGATGCCCGTGATTTTGAAGTAGCTGCACGAAGCTGGATCACAGGCAGGACCTACCGCAGCAGGTGTACCTGCAAGTGCCACATTTACCCGGGTCTTATGCACATCATAGCATGCTGCAGACCTGACCCACAACCCCATCCAAGTATGAACATCCAAGACATCGCCCAAGTGGCGCACGAAGTGAACAAGGCCTATTGCACAAGCATAGGCGACGACTCTCAGGTAGAGTGGGCTGACGCTCCCGATTGGCAGAAGAACTCTGCAGTACTGGGAGTTGAGTTCCACCTCAATCATCCTGATGCTACACCAGAGAACTCCCATGAGAGCTGGCTCAAGCAGAAGACGGAGGAAGGCTGGAAATATGGTCCCGTCAAGAACGTGGAGACTAAGGAACATCCCTGTTTCCTGCCCTACGCAGATCTGCCAGCTGACAACAAGGCCAAGGACTACCTGTTCACTCAGGTGGTGAACTCTCTCAAGAAATTCCTTCCTGTAGAGCGTAAAGAAGAGGCGTAATGAACACGGTACTCGACATATACACGGATTCCCTGAAGGATGCATTGCTACACCTGCGTAGTGTCCTGCACATGGACACTAATGCGATGGTGGTACTGCACTGGTTGTGCACGAAGGAAAAGGATGGACAGGTAGTTGTCGATGCCGAAGCTTATCGCAAGGAGCTGAAGATGAGCAGGCAAAGCTTCAGCAACAACATTGCGCTACTCCGTGCCGCCGGGCTCATCTCCAAGGATGAGCGCGGTGTGTTCCGGATATCCTCACTCATTCCACGGTCATTTCCTGCTACCTTTACCATCAACTTCAAACCACGGCCACATGGATCAGGCAAGGGTAAGCTTTGATCACGGTACACACACGTATAGGGGAGCAGCGGGAGTGTATATCTCCGCCACTCAACTCATTGGACTGCTGCATCACTTCGATACCGACCTGCACGCCGCTGGTGTGAAGGAACGTCACGGTGTGGATGAGGCTTACATCAAGGATAAGTGGCACCGCAAGTCCAGTAATGCCAACCTCATGGGCCATGATTTCCACACGCTGATGGAGACCTTAAGTTATGCGGCCGGCCTGGAGAAGCAAAGGGAGAAGTACGTGAAGGTGCAGAACAGTGAGCGGATCGGGGAGATACACATGGACTACTGGTACTGGCCCGATGGTGTGTACAACGAACTGCTGCTCTGGAACGACGGACTCCGTGTGGCAGGCAAGGCCGACAAGGTGATCCTCTGGACGGATCTGAAGACGGGCCGTCGCTGGGCGGACATCGAGGACTTCAAGACCAACGAACGCATCCGCAGGCGCAGCTACTATGATCGGGTACTGTTGACCTACGAGATGCTGCATCACCCGCTTTCCCACCTGATGAACTGTGAGTATGACAGGTACTCCCTGCAACTCAGCATCTACCAGCTGCTGCTGGAACTCATGGGCTTCGAGCCCGGCTCGCGTACGCTGCTGCACTACCCGCCATTGCCAGACGGGATGGAAGACTTCCCAGGGGAGCGCTCACCCAAACCAACTGTCTACAAGCTTCCTTATCTTCGTGATGAAGTCATCACATTAATACACTGGTATGCCCAAGAAACTCAGAGATCTGACACGGTGTAACAAAGCCTGTGTCGACAAGGCCACACGCGTGTGTCGTGAGCCGGAGAAGATGGTACGTGCAATTACGAACCATCTTTTTATTTTTACGGCAGAGCACATTCGCAATCAGACCGCAGATGTTGTACAGATTCCGTATTTTGGGAAATTCGTACTGCGGCATCTCAAATCAGTAACCAATGGCAGTAAACAATTTGTTCGAGTTCAACCCACAAACGGGACTGGTCATGCTCAACAAGGAGTGGATAGGACTGGTGCCGGAGTTCAGGGAGATCCTGGTACGCAGCAAACACATGATCGGGGACAGTGATGGTCGTCGCAAGTTACACGCCACGCGTGTCTTCACGTTCATCTACATGCTGGTGGACTTCAAGAGTCCGCTCAGGAACATGAGTGAGCAGGATAAGATGAAGGAGGCCCTGCGTTCGGCAGACCTCACGATAGAGGATATCACCCCACAGGTCAAGGAGGCTACAGCAGTATACGAGACCTACCAGGAAAACTCGGCACGCTCACTGCGCACCCTCAAGAGCATGCGTCGCTCCCTGGACAAGGCTGACCTCTACTTTGACACGGTCGACTTCACCAAGGAGGACAAGAAGGGAGAGCCCAAGTACTCGATGTCAGAGTATCTCAACAACCTCAAGAAGATGGACGAGTCGTACAACTCTTTTGAGGCGTTCGAGGATAGGGTGCACCGGCAGTTGACTGAGCAGGTCTCGGTACGCGGTGAACGCACACTCGGTGGAAAGGAAGGAACCCGCACCAGCTGGCAGGAGGGGAAGAGGCCAGAGGGGAAGACACCCCGCATGGTGGAACTGGTGGACCAGATCTTTGGTATAGTCGGGGAGCGACAGGACCCAATGGACCCGGGAGCAAACATCGACGAGGAGGACGAGGGCGATGGGCTTTCATAGGCTGGTCAATACGCAGTACTTCCGTGAGGCCGCCACAGACTTTGTCCGTAACGGTGGCTATTACACCAAGGCGCCAAGGGGCTCACGGGACTATGAGGCGTACTGGGATCTGTGGGAACGGCGCTGCGCCAACGGCATGCAGGTAGGGGACCTCTGGGTTCCAGGACGTCACCTGTTCTACCTCAACTTCACGCCCATCATGAAACTGGACGATGCCAGGTTAGCGGACGCCATCCGCGAGGCACGGGATGCCCACGGTAAGCTGGGCCGCATCACCATGGAGAAGATCTTCAACTTCCCACGGTTCTACGAGATAGACTACGAATGGTACAACTTCAAGGATATTGCATGGAGCGGCGGTGACTTCATGGGCATTCACTCTGATGGTGCCCAGCACATCGGCTGCGCCAAGACCCGGGGTGCCGGCTTCTCCTACAAGGAAGCTTCGGACGGATGCTACAACTACACCTTTATCCCGCGGTCCAAGAGCTACTACTTTGCCGGCATTGAACAGTACCTCACCACGGATGGTATCCTCAACAAGGCCAAGGACATGCTGGACTTCATCAACGACCACTGTCCCGAGTGGGCCCAGAACCGGATGAAGAGTGACCAGCTGCTCAAGATGAAGGCCTCCTTCGTGGACGGTGACGGTGTCGAGCGGGGTAACTTCGCCGAGATCATAGGGATTGTGGTGGACAACGCCAACAAGACCCGTGGTAAAAGGGGAAGGAAGGTCACCTTCGAGGAGTTCGGCTCCTTCAAGAACGGGAAGAAGGCACTCAAGGTCTCTATCGGTTCCATCCAGGATGGTGGTGTCGTGACAGGACAGATCTCCGCCTTCGGTACCGGTGGTGAAGAGGGCCCGTCGATCGAGGCGCTCGAGGACGTGTTTGGTAACCCGCGGGAGTACAACATGCTGGCCTTTCCCAACATCTACGAGGAGGGCATGGAAGCTACGGAGATCGGGTACTTTGTCCCGGTGTACCGGACCAACCCGCTCTTCATGGATGATGACGGCAACGTCGACATGCAGGCGGGTGTGCTCTACGAGATGGAGCAGCGGGAGACGGAAAGTAACAAGCCCGATCCCCGTGAACTGGATGGTTACTGTGCAGAGTACCCCATATATCCAGGGGAGGTGTTCCAGAGGATCACCATCAACCCCTTCTCTGTCAAGCAGTTGAAAGCGCAGGAACAGCGTGTCCAGAAGAGCTCGGTGATACAGGCCCTGCTACGGTACGGGGAGTTCATCCGGGACGACCTGGGTAACATCGAATTCTCGCCCATCCCCAAGAAACAGGCCCGTCCCATCGAGAACTACCCGCACACCAAGGACGATAACCTCGAGGGTACCGTGACCATTGTGGAACCACCCTTCAAGGACCGCAGCGGTAAGACGCCGGAGCGGATGTACAAGGTGATCTTTGACCCTTTCTACAAGGAAGAGGCTGCAGATATCTCCTCACTGTTCTGCGTATACGTGATCAAGAACTACAACAACCTGGATCCGGTGAACGGCGGAATGCCCGTAGCCTGGTACCGCGGACGGCCGCAGGATCTGGACCGTGCCTACGGGATACTGTTTGACCTGTCTGAGTACTACGACTGCAGTGTGCAGGGTGAGATTGCGGGAGGTGGGCAGGGTGTGCTGGACTATGCCACGCGGAACAAGTTGCTGGAGAAAGTGTCCTTCGAACTGGAGGGAGACTCCAACAAGGAGATCAAGAGCAAGGCCAACCGCAGGTACCTGATGAACATGCCGACGGAGCGCAAACGTATAGGGCTCACTTACGTGATTGACTGGCACAAACAGGTGCGTGCGCTTGACGATAAGGGAAGGAAGATATTAACTTTACACAAGTACTACGACATCGTGGGACTGCGCGAGATGCGCAAGTTCAATGGCAAGCGGAACGCTGATACGATCTCCGTGCTGATCGTGGCCATGTTCGAACTGCGGGAGGAAGTGTACCGCGTAGAGCAGGAACAGGAGCAAAGGCGCAAGAATGACTTTTATGACCGGGAGCTGTTTCCAGGCGGGGAAACCAGCATAATTCACTCACAGTACGACACAACAACAAGTTATTGATATGGCAAATAAACAGCCCTCGGTGGTGGACAAGAACGTGAATTTCCAGGGTCGTCCCAACCAGATCATCGCTTATGAGTCCAAGACCCCGGACTGGTATCACTCCAACGCAGAGTACTACATTCGCAACACCTGGAGCATGTCCACGTCGACTTCCCACGGGGAGACGATGCTGCGCCAGCTCTACGAGGTATACAACAACAAGTTCCCTTTAGGCTGGTTTACGCACATCACCAACCCACTCAACTCTAATAACCCGCTCTACCAGAAGTTCCCCGCCAAGATTCGTCCCATCAACATCCTCAGGACCTCGATCGACCTCATCCGCAACGAACTCTCCCAGCGTCCCTTCGTCAAACAGGTGGCCAACCAGGGAGAAGGGGCGTTCAATGAGTACAACGAGGCCCTGCAGGCCCGCATCGTCGAGAACCTGACGCAGCACTTTGCTGCTCAAGTCCAGCAGATGGCTCAAGGGGAACCTGGTGTGGAGCCCATGCCCGAGCAACCGCAGGAGATTCCCATCCCGGCCGTGGTACAGGAACGATTCGTCGCCACGTACAAGGATAACCAGGCCATCCGCGGACAGCGCTGGCTGGACAAGACACTGGAGGACGTGCGTTACCTGCGCAAGCGGAGCCTGCAGTTCCTGGACTTTCTCGTCTCTGGCTGGGCACTGTCCTTCAAGGCCATCATCGACGGCAAGATGTTCTACGACAGGGTCTCTCCGCTCGAGCTCAAGTGGGCCAAGAGTCCCAACGAGGTGTTCGTGAATAAGGCAGCCTGGGCAGTGAGACGGTACTGGCTCACTACGGCTGACGCGGTGGAGCGCTTCCATGGCTCACTCTCTGAAGACTCTGTCAAGGAGATCTACGCGCGCACGGGCAAGGGTTCTAACATCGCCTTCACCGGCCAGGTGTTCTACGATTATCTCAGGAGTAACATCAATGACCAGCGGGACCTGGTACCCATCTTCCACTGTGTCTGGAGGGGAAAGAAGGCGGTCAAAATCCTCACTTATCCTGACCCGACTACGGGTATGATGGAAGAGATGGAAGTGGACGAGGCCTACCCTGTGGATAAGGAGATGGGTGAGAGTTCCCGTACCGAGTGGCGTGACGAAGTGTATGAGTGTTCCCGGATACTGGAGAACATCTACGCTGAGGAGGGTCCCTGCCTGGTACAGAACGGTAACCTGCCCTACAACGGCCGAGCCTTCTCCGACGTGCACACCGAGAACATATCCATACTCCAGATAGGCCTGCCGTTCCAGCTGATGGTGATGATCATCAACTGGAGCATTGAGCGTACCATTGCCAAGAGCAAGGGCAAGATCCTGCTGCTGGATATCAACACGATACCCTCACAGGGGAACTGGGACGAAGAGAAGTTCTTCTACTACGCTGAGGCCATGGGTTACGGTCTCCTGGACCGCTCCAACCTGAAGGTCGACAGGACCATGAACCAGTACCACGTGCTGGACATGAGCCTGTATGACCAGATCAAGCAGCTGATTGACCTGCAGAACCACTTCCGCCAGATGTGGGACGACGTATTGGGTATCACCATGCCGAGGAAGGGACAGACTTATGCATCGTCTTCTCCGACCAACAACGAGAGGAGCCTGTTCCAGAGTAACATCATCACCGATAACATCTTCACGACTTTCGAGGAACTACAGCACGAGGACTTCAATGACATGCTGGACTACTCTAAGATCCTGACCTCGGATGGTGTACAATCCATGTTTACCTCTGACCTGATGGACAACGCGTTGCTGGACCTTGACCCGGTGGAGTACATCGGTGCCATGCTTGGTATCGTCGTACGCACCTCTGCCAAGGAGCAACGCAAACTGGACGA